GAGAATTATAAAAGACTCTACATGTATAGGGAATATACACCTGAAGAGGAAGAAGACATATTACTCGGAATTAAGTCCGATATCAAACAGCCAAAAGAACTCTCCCATTTAGAAACTAAAAGACCCCGTGTTATCAATACTATCTTTTCTTATGATCCAATCGCAACTGCAATTCCAAAAACTGAAGAATCGGTAGACAAAGCAAAAGCAGCAGAAGCTTTATGTAACCAGGTCGTAAAACAAAAACTCTATCCGGTATATTACCATTCACTTACACAAGCTTTTTATGCAGGAACTGGAGTCTTTGGCATGGGTATGTCAGAGACTACTGAGGGTGGGTTAACTTTAGACGATGTATTCTTTGAGTTCTGTGATATTTTTGGATTCTATGTACCGGATGGATACAATGAGATATACCAGGCTCCTTATATTTTTAGAAGGATGCTAAAACCCCGATCTTACCTTGAAGCTAATCCAGACAAGTATAAAGATATAGATAAGATTAAAAAGGTTGAGAGTGGAAGTCCAATAATCCAGGACTCTTACTATGTTGAAAGACAGGGTATCTTAGGTTTTAATATGGGTAGCAAGGAGTTCATGGCAGCTCATGGAGCAAAGAATAAAGATGATGATATTATTGAGCTTGTTGAAAGATGGGAGCCTGACAGAGTAAGGACTATTGCAAATAGAGTAACTACCATAAGGGATAATAGCCGTGAAGACGGATTCATTCCATTCTACGGGATCAAGAACTATCCAAATGGAGATTCATTCTATGCGTTCTCAGAGTTTGATATGACCGGAGATACCTTTGAATACCAGGAAGAAACCAAAAATCTAAGGGTAGATATTATGAGAAGGGTAGCTTACCCGGCCGTACTTGTATCAGATAAGGCTAAAATAGAGGATGCAGACCTTGTTATAAGGCCATATCAGGTAGTCAGAACCTCAGATATGGAGGGTTATCGTGAAATACAGCGAGCAGAGGTCAAGAAATCCCTATATGATGAAGAATTTATAGGTAAACAGGATCAGGAAAACCTAACCGGACTGTTCTCTTACATAAAAGGTGGAGATGCACCCAGGGCAGAGACGGCAACTACCGGACTTATGATGAAAGAAGCCGGTATGGAAAGGATAAACACAACTATCTTCTATAATTGCAAGGCATGTATGAGGCCGATGTTTGAAAATCTCTTTATCATGCTAAAGAATAACTTAAAACTGGGTATGTGGTCACAGATAGTGGACGAGACAGGGAATCTGTTTCCAAAGAAACTACAGGCCAGTGATATCGATGGAATATTTGAATGGGCAATCTCTGCATTTGAAATAAAAAGCATAGCTGATATAAACCTACAGCAAAACATGATCAGCCTATATGATAGGTTCGCCAAATCATCCAATGTAGATTTATATGAGCTTGATAAACTGCTTGCCAAGACCTTTAATATCAAGAGTACAAATGATCTTCTTATCAAAGGACCTCAGAAACAAATACTTGATACAATAATTTCAAATAAAGAATTTGCAGCTATGATGGCCCAGATAGTAGAGCATCCTGAAAGGATCGCTAAGTTTATGCAGATAATGGGTACAGTACCGGTAGGTACAGCTCCAGGTACTCCAGGTGGGGGTAATGGCACAGGACAAGCTATCGTAGCAGGACAAGGTGGAGTAAATACTGAGTCTCCACTATCGACAATGAGGTCTACTTCAAGAGAACCTGTTGGTAGTGTAGGAGTAGAAAGCAGGAATTCAGTATGAGTTACAGCTCAAGAATAAAACAAAAGACTTTAAAAGAACTTTCGCCAAAGAGACAGAGGCAGATAGACATAGCTGCTTCACTCGGAGACATGTTAAATCATGCAGGATGGAAGATATATGAGAAATGGCTGTTAGAACAGTATGATATAGCAATGACTGGCCTTAAGACATGCAAGGCAGAAGAGCTTGTAGAATATCAAACTGTAATAAAATATATAGAATCGCTTAAAGGATTCTTAGCAGTCACTATAGAGGAAGGTGCCAAATTGAGGACAGCTTTAATATCCGAGACAACGGAAGGTGATTAGTATGGCAGGTGAAATCGAAGACAATGGTTTACCACCAGTAGAAGGAGATCCAGGTGCAGCAGGAGCTCCTCCAGTAGATCCCGGAACGGAAAGCGGAACGGCTCCGGGAACAGAGACAGAAGAGGATTATTCGTTTGCAAGATGGCAAAAGGAAAAGGGATATAAGGACCCGGATGCTTTGGGTAAGGCTTATGGACATGTAAATGGTCAACTTGAGACAGTTCAAGCTGAAAATGCAAAGTTCAGAGAGTACATCCAATCATCTATTCCATGGATCCAGTATGCAGAAAACAAGTATGCAGAAGAGAGCAAGGCTAATGAGACAGGAAAACCTCCTGTAGCTCCAGCCGTTGGTTCTGCTGCAGGCGTTGTCGATGCAGGAGCCAAAGATCCCGCTCAAATGAGAGGCATGATAAAGGAAGTGGCATCAGAGATAATCGGGCCACAGATAGGCAAATTGCAGGCAGATGTCTCAAGAGGTAATGTCAAAAGTATCCTTAAGACTATGAGGGAAGATAAGACAAATTTTCCTCACATGAGTAAGGAAACTGAAGGAGAAATGAATGAAGTCCTAAAGCTTACGAATAAAGCTTTTCCAATTTCTGAAGCAGGAATCCGTGAATTATATAATGCAGCCGTAGGAAGAAGGCTACCTATTATAATGAAGAAATTCAAGGATGATGTCACTAGCGAGATATCAGCAAGCCTTGAAGATCGGAAAAACGGCTTTATTGAATCTGACCAGGTTGGTGAAGGTGGCAGTGTGAAGAATGTTCACAAAAGTATAGTAGATAGTATAAAGAGCGCTTCTTATGGCAAAAGCCAAGTTTAAAAACATAAGGAGTAAATAAAATGGTAACAACAATAACGGGTGCTCGAGACACCAATAACATTAACTCAGCTCGGGTTATCGTTGATATGTCGGATTCGATATATGAACTTGATCCGGATACTGCTCCATTACTTACTTTAACTGGTAAGATCAGCAAAACAGGATGTCATAATCCAAAGTATGAATGGATGGAAGATGACTTTGCACCTTACTGGGATGCAGTAGATAATGCAGCAGGAATTACAGCCGGTGATACTACTATAGAGGTAGATAATTGGGCGTACTATGAAGCAGGACAACTGGTGAAAGTACCCAGAACCGGTGAAGTAATGAGGGTAACTATAGCAACTGCAAGTCCTATAACAGTGGTAAGGAGTATTGGTGCTACAGCAGCAGCAGCTCTCTTAGATGACGAGCCACTGCTTCTCCTGGGAGACTCAAATGAAGAAGGTGCATTATCCAGAAGTGCTAAGACCATTCAGGTAACCAATGCATTTAACTATACTGAGATATTCAGGACAAGTGTAGAAGCTACAAATACCAATGAAGCTACTGATCTATATGGTGGGCCTGACAGGGCATACCAGAGAAAGAAAAGAGGTATTGAACATACCTTGAAGATGGAAAGGAACTTCTGGTTTGGTGAAAGAAGTCTACTCACAACTGGTGACCATCCACGAAGAACCACTGGTGGAGTACTGGAATATATTTCTTCTAATTTCTATGATGCTGGTGGTATGTTGACAGAATCAGAATGGGAGAATTTCCTTGACATAGCCTTTACTAAGGGTTCAAAGATCAAGTGGGGATTTATGTCAGGATCCGTAATATCGATCATAAACCTCTGGGCAAAGGGAAGATTAGAGATCATGAATAAAGAGGATACTTATGGGCTTAGTGTTTATAAGTATATATCTCCTCATGGAGAACTCAACATGGTTCGAAACAGGCTCTTCACTGGTCCGGTTTATGGAAGTTATTGCGTAGTTCTTGACTTTGAGGACAAATGCATAATGCAGAGAGAACTCAGAGGTACGAAGTTTAAGACAAACATTCAGGCTCCAGATGCCGATGCTTGGAAAGACGAGTACATCACTGAGACAGGACTTGAAGTTAAGTTAGCCGATAGGCATTCTGTACTATACAATATTACCAGTTAGGAGGTTTTTAATATGAATTATGAAACAGCAGCATTAGCTGATCTAATATCAAAAAATAGGATAGTATTAAATGTTGCAGACGCTGATCCTGTAATGGTTGTAAGATATATCGGAGCACAGGCATCCGGTACATTTGAAATCGCAGCAGCAGCAGAGGAATTTATATGTCTTCATGGTGGCTTAGGAGTAGAAGTAGCAGATACCACTATAAAGATAGGTGGTACTGATGGTTCTATTGATGTATCTAATGCATCAGGTAACACAATGGGAGAGGTGGTAGACCATCTCAATGCTTCAGCTAATTGGGAAGCCAGGCTCATTGGTGCAATTAGAGCAACAGTTCCAGATGCTGGTGGTACTTCTCATATTGCAGCAGGAGCAGCAGCAGCTAAGACTACAGCAGGAGTATTGGTTTACAATGATACTACTGTTGATGATGTTATAACAGTCGGTGCATTTGAAGGAGCATGGAACGCTAAGATAGGTGGAAATGCATTTGCTGATGAATCAAGTCAAAGAGTATCGTTACTAAATGTATTCTCAAATCTTACTCATGGTGGTGCAGGACTTGTATCAGTTTATATGTGCGATGAAGCAGCTAAAACTGACACTCTTGTAATGCAATGGGATGGAGCAGCTACTACAGTAGAGAATAATATAGATATTTTACTCGGTGAAGGAGGACTTACAGCTATACCTGGTACTATTATTAAGATTCAGATAGGAGCTACAGCTCTAGCATCTGGTACAATACAGGCATCGTTTAAGGTAGCTGAATACTAGAAATAACATAATGGGGGGCTGACAAAACTCGGCCTCCCATCTCAGACAAGGAGAGAATCATGGCAAAGTTTTTTACAAGAAGAGGCGTAGATGAAATGACAATGGTAATGAAGCCTACTAATGTTAACCAGGTGAATGGCTTTCCTGTTGTTACCCAGGGTAAACGACTTAAATTTGAAAAAGGTTTACTTGCAACAAAAGATAAAGCAGAGACAGAGTTTATGAGAAATCATAAAAATTTTAACAATACATTCTTCGAAGACAAAGAGGAGATCATAAAAACTAAAGTAAAGGTCTAGGTGAAACAGTATGTCTCGAAACTTTGGAGAACTGGTAGATGCAGTAGTATATAAGGATTTTGAGGCTAAAGCTAACATCGAAGATGAAATAAAGTCCTGGTTAAATGATGGCTATATGCGTATGGCTGACCGGGACTTAAAGTGTTTTAAAAAGAAAGTTGCTCTTCCTATAACTTCAGCATCCCAAACATATGCAGTTGCTCTTGCTTTTCCAGGATACAGATTAATGATAGAACAATGGACTACAGAAGGTCCCATTGATTTTATCTCTGAAGATAATGCAATGTCTACTTTATTCTATGGAGCAGTCTTTTCAGATTGGGAAGATGGAGCACCTTCTACTACATGGGTAGAGAGTGCACTTCTATATGTGTATCCAAAAATAATTCAGGATCATACGATCTATTCTTACTATTATTATATCCCGGATAGGATGACATTGGATGCTGAATACCCTGTTATACCTTCACACAAGGAAGAGCTTTTAATAAATTATGCAAAGATTTTATATGACTTTAGAGAAAAGGATTGGAGTGCAGTAGACAGGCAGATTGCACTATTTGAAAATGAACTTGAAAAGTGGGAGATAAAAGATAAGAAAGTCTCTAAGAGATCTACTTCTATCCTCCAACTTGAAAGAGAATATAATACTAAATTAAAAGGAAGGAGGGCAAGGATCTACCCATGATAAATTTAAACAAATTGGTATATAAATTGCCCAGAAGGGGGTGGTTGATTTGGTCGATTATCCAGCAGCGATAACAACAAGATTAAAGACAGCAGTTAATAACTTGACTTTCTCACTTACAGCATCAGTTGGTATAGGTGATGCCATAGTGTATGTAGCTTCCACTACAGGTGCTCCTGCAACAGGATCCTTCCATATAGAAAATGAAGTACATTACTATACAGGAAAAGCAGCCGATAGGTTTACCGGGGTACTTAAAGGACAGGATGGAACAGCAGACGCAGCACATCTTACAGTCACTGGAGGCAATGAAGTAGTCTTTGGCCCAGAAGCTCACCATGTAAATAACTTGAATGAAGAGATGGTTGCAGTTCAAACAGAACTCGGCAAAGACCTGGACAATGTAGTACGGATAGATGGGACAAATCCATTATCAGCAGATTGGGATGTCGGTGCTTTTAAAATTACCGGTACACAATTTGTATCTGATATAGCAATAGGTACAGCTCCACTTGTAGTCACTTCAACTACTTTAGTAGCTAATCTAAATGTAGCCAATGCGGTTGAAGCGGATACTATAGATGGATCTCATGCAGCAGCTTTCCAGACTGCATTATCGGCAGGACTTACTGACAAAACAAGGCATATATGGTTACCTGCTATTGATGCAATAATACCTACAGCAAATGGTGCTCCTAGAGTACAGGTAGAAGGAGCTAATCATAGTTACTTTGTATTGGACTATGACCCGGATGCAGTTGAAATTGCTTACTGGACTTTTATTGTACCTACTCAATGGGATGCAGGAGCACTTACATATGAAATATATTACATAGCTAATACAAATATAAATAATGTTAAATGGGTAGTAGCTTCTTTAGGAAGAGAAGATAATGAAGCGTTAGATGCAGCTCCAACAGTTATGAACTATCTTGATGCGGATACAGTAAGTGGTACTGCAAATGCTTTAAATATTATGAGTACAGGTGCAACGGCAACTCCTGCATGGGCAGTAGGAGATTGGGCATCACTTAAATTATATCGTCATGCTGATGATGCATTAGATACACTTTTAACAGATGCAAGAGTTTTAGGAATAAGAATTAATTATGAAGTTGTTTAATTATGGTAGATATAGGTACACCTGCTAAATTTATAAAGACTATAGACAAACTTGATGGTGGAGAGAATAATAGCATTGATCCACTTTATATCAAAGATAGTGAATTTGCAAAGCTCAAAGACTTTAAACCTGATGAAATAGGTAATATAGTCATGAGGAGAGGAGCTACTCCAATTACTAATAGTGGAGACTCCGATGCAGGATTATGGATGGGCAAATGGATACGTAATGATATAAGTAATGTTATCCTGGTTGGAGTAGATACAAAGCTACTCAGGAAAGACAGTAATTCTTTTTCAGAAATAATAGGAGGATTTACCTCAGACACAAGATATGCTGCTGCATCCTATACAAATACAAGTAATACGAACTTTCTGTATTTTACCTCAAGCCTTGATGGAGTATACAGGATCTATGAGGACTATACTTATGCTACGGCAGGGTGTGTTGCTCCTGTAGCTGCTCCTGTAGTGGCTTTAAACGGGGTAGGAGGACAGACAGGGGATTACATCTACAGTTATACATACCTTTATGAGTGGGGAGAATCAAATGAAGGACCGGCATGTGTAGCAATAGCTACTGTTACTAATAAAGTACTTGTTACTACCAGTGCTATTCCTGCTGATGCTTTGGGAATATTCATATACAGAACTATATCTGATGGTACTCAAAGAAAACAACTTGCTTTTATAGATGCAGGAACTACCTATGATGATAATTTAACTGATGGTGCTTTAGCTACAAATGCTCCTACTAATAATGAGATCCCGAGAGTATCAGTTGATATGCTTCTTTTTAATAGTTATATGTTTTATCTGGACCAGGCATCAAGAGACAGTATGTATTATGCAAAGCTTCAGTATCCGGATATAGTCGGAGTAAATGATTATGATAATCCTATCCGGGACTTTGATAATCTTCCTATGAAACTTGCTTATACAAATAACCCAAGCTTTCTTATATTACTATATGAAAAGTCTATAGTAGCTTATGAAGGAACATCTCCTCATATACTTGAAGCTGATCCAATGGAGATGTTTACAGTAACAGAAAACTTAGGTACTCCTTCTCCTAACTCAGTAGTGAACATAGCTGGTGATATAATATTTTTTGGTAATGATAATAGGGTGCATGTAATCCAGAGGGTATCCCTGGCATCTACTGAAACAGTAAGGGAAACTTCAATATCCCAAAACATGGATGGACTTTTACAAGGAACAGTAGGTACAGGACTCAATGAAACAATGATCCCTTATTTTACAGGATGGTATATTGATGGGAAATATCATCTTCTTGTAGCTACCGGAATAAAAGATTATTTGGATACTCTTCTGGTAATTGACTTTACACTTCCTAATATGCCATGGGTACATCATGAGACAGTACCAGTAATGTATGGACTTAATGTAGATAATGATGGTGAAGAAATTTCAGCATTACTTTCAAGTTCATCGCCAAATCTTTATCAGTTTGACGATGGTTTAACTGATGCAGGAACAACTATCTCACCAGAGCTTGAAACAAAACACTGGGACTTTGGACATCCGTTCAATAGGAAAGTAGTAAGAAATTTAAAATTGATGGGGGAAGCTACCCCTGATTATTCATTTACAGTAAGGATATGGTTTGAAAAAGATGCCGAACTTACTTCAAAAGATTTTACTTTAAGTGGAACAGCCTCTACAGGATCTACGGCTTCAAGCGTAGAATGGTGTTCTGCTACTACATGGGGACAGGGCAACTGGTGCTACAATGTCTCATGGAGTAATGTAATAACGAACTTCATTGAGGACTTACCCGTTATGGGTGATGGAGAAATCATGTGGTTTGAGATATTTGACATAGCCTCAACCTACAGATTGAAGTTTAAAAAGTTCCAAATTAGAGGCTTTGTAATGAGAGCAAGACCTTAGAAAGGAGGAAATTATGGCTTTATTTGATGGTATGAAAACAAACAAGCATGGGAGTTATGTTTATCCTACAAAAACTGATAATCTAAACCTCTATAATCCCTGGACAGGTCTTACACCACAGCAAATAAGGGATAAAGAAAATGCTAAAAAAATGGCTAAAGATCCTAGACGGCTTCCAGATTATTATACAACAGGAACAGGTTCTCCGTTTCAGGATGAACATTTATGGAGACAAACAGATGAACTGGCAGGAAGTGGCATCCCTTCATTTGAAGGTGCACCTACTGGTGGTAATCGTAGCCTATTAGAAGGAAGTGGATTCAAACTTCCTTCCTATGCTTCTATACCTGTACCTGACTTTCCAGGTGAGCTTGATGCTGAAACAATAGCAAGGCTTAGTGAAGAAGCAAAAAATTATGGAGAACTTGCTTTTGCTCCGGGATACGCAGAGTTGGACCAGAACCTTGTTAATGCAGAAAGAAGGGCAACTGAAGAAGAAGGTGATATAACACCTGTATATCATAGTAGCATGAGAGATGCTGTTGGCATGGGTGCTACTGCAGCAGTAAGAGCATTACAGGGAGCTAATCAACTTGGAAGATTAAAGGGTGGTGAGTCTGGAGAGATATATGGAGATTTAGTAATGTCAGGTCAGAATCAGGCATCTTTACTTGAAAACCAATTAGGTGAAAGAATTTCAGGTATTTATGAGAATAAGAGAATGGCAGAAGAAGATATAGATGCCATGAGAGTAGGTTTCAAAAAAGAACAGGGACTTACAGAAGCAGTGCAGAAAGCATCTCTTATGAGACAGGAACTTGAAAGGGAAATTGGCCTTATTCAAATGACATTTGAAAATAGACTGGCTTCATCGGCAGATTCAAGAGATTGGCAAAATGCAAATGTAGCTTATATGTCATTTAAGCAAAATGCAGAACAGGCATTATGGGAAAGAGGTATAACTGAAAGACAATTATCAGCAGAGCTTCAGTCAACAAAAATGTCTAATCAACTGGCACTTGCAAGTCTTAACAAAGTAGATGCGTTGACTCCATGGGAAGAAGATAGGTCAGCTCTTGATTGGGCAAAACTGAATCAAGTCAAATTAGAATTTGCAGCACTTCTTAAAGGTAATAGTGTGGAAAGTGCTGATAATCTATGGAGCATGATAGACAGAAATGAGGCTGCTAGGATACTTGGTGGAAAACCTATAGTATATAGTAGAAAAGGAAATGATTATTTACCGCAGGGTTGGTAAAGGATAAATTATGGTATATGGTACTAGACCTTCTCGCAGAAGAGGATATGGAGGTTCATCAGGTGGTATAAAAATGCTTGATGAATATGATTACCTTGAAAGAAAAAGACGGGAAGCTGAGGGACTTACAAATAGGATAGAAGACCAGGGACTTCCCTCGGAGAAATTTAACTGGGGGGAGTTTGCTGGTAATGCCTTATCATTCTTGACAGGTGGGTTCACTTATCTACCTAGGGTAATTGCAACAG